GCGTGGTCATACAGTACCTCTTAGTGCACTAATCACAGATGCAGATAATAAGATTGATTTCCTTGCTGTCGACAATATCGAGGTTGATGGCAGGACTATAAAGACCACGAGTGGCACTCTTACACTTGATGGCGCAGATGGAACAATATCAGTAAGCGATGATAGGATAACTACACTTGCTGATCCAATTAATGATCAAGATGCTGTAAATAAGAGATTTTTGAGAGCAGAGACCATTAACGTTCGAGGCGATAATGGTGTTAGCCAATTAAATGCTTTCGATCCGAATGACGAGTTTTCACTCATAGGCGGCTTTAACTTAAACACCGTCATGACACCTAACTTAGGTAACATAGACGTTAAGTTCAACCTTGATAGTAGTGTACGTAAGCTCGCTTTCTTAAACGTAGATAATGTAAATATTGATGGTAATACGATTAGCACGACAACTGGAGATCTTATTCTTGATCCTACACCAGTTGGAGCCGCAGGTAAAGTAGTAATTCAAGGTGACCTACAAGTTGAAGGTACTACTACGACTGTTAATTCAGAAACACTTACTATCAACGATAAAAACATCGTACTCGCTGATGGAGCGGCAACTGCTGCTGATGCCGATTCTGCTGGTATTACTGTGGCAGCTGCAAATGCAAAGATTTGGTGGGACTATCCTACTGATACTTGGAACTTCAATAAAGACGTCAAAGCACCAAATATCGACGTCGCAGGTAGCATCACAGTAAATGGTCAAATCAGTGGTCAATATACAGGATTTGATTCTGACTTTAGTCTAAAGACGACTGATAGCCTATCAGAAGGTGATATTAATCTATACTATACACGTGCCCGTTGGGATAGTGCACTTACGACAGTCACCACAACAAATCTAACCGAGGGTGACAATCTTTATTATACACCAACAAGAGTCGATTCAGACTTTGATGCTCGCTTAGGTACGAAGACGACTACAAACCTCACTGAAGGTAATAACCTATACTTTACAGAACAACGAGTAAGAGATGCTATCGCACTGATCGATGCTGGTGGCGATGGCTCACTGACATATGATTCATCTACTGGCCAATTTGTATATACTGGTCCAAGTGCGGCCGAAGTAAGAGCACACTTTGCAGCACAAGGTGACCTTACATATGATTCATCAACTGGTGTATTCAGTATTGATGTTGAACAAATATATACAAAAGCAAACTTCGATAGTGATCTTGGTTTAGCATCTACAGATGATCTACCAGAAGGTTCAACAAATCTCTATTATACCGACGTTCGAGTTGATTCAAACTTTGGTACAAAAACAACATCAGATCTTACAGAAGGTACAAACCTATATTATACTCAAGAGAGAGTCGATGATCGAGTAGCAGGACTCTTGCATGCAGGCGAAGGCATTGATTTAAACTATAACGACATTAGCAACCAACTAACTGTTTCTACAGAGTTGGCATCCACATTGAATCCAGGTGTAGCTACATTTGATTCACAGGATTTTGTCGTAACATCAGGAAATGTAGAACTACAAACTATCGATTGCGGCACTTATTAGTGTATAAGCATCCTTATTAGGAAGAGAAAATGGCAACACCAAAAGTATTACTCAAACGATCTGCTATATCAGGTCGAGTGCCACAGGTAGGGGATCTCGATTATGGCGAAATCGCGATTAACTACAATGATGGTAAGATCTATTATAAAAATAGTTCTAACGAGATAAAGGCTTTCGTCGATTCGGCTCGAGTTGAATCGATCGCAAATGCAGTTGAGATAATTGCCAGATCTCAACTTGACTCTTCTGAAATCTTAGTACTTGTAGACTCAAACTATGTGAATGCACGAATCGACCCTGATCTCTTCCTCGATTCGGCTGAAGCTATTAATCTTATTGACTCTGCATATGTACAAGCTCGAGTCACAGAAGCATATATCAATAGCCTAACAATTGATGCTAATACGCTTGGTGGTCTGAACCCTAATTACTATAATAACTTCAATAATCTTTATAATGTACCAACTATTTTGGATTCTAGTGAAGTTATAACACTCATCAATGCGAATAATTTTGATAGTGGTGAGCTAACAGCATTTATTGATTCTGCATATATCCAAGCAAGACAGAGCAACGACGCTGATACATTAGAAGGACAAGATGGTGCATACTATCGTGATTGGACTAATGTAACAAATAAGCCTCTCATCCTTGATAACGTCGACGTCTCAAACGTCATCACTGCAGATGTTGATAAAGCATTTGTAGATGCACTCAACGTTGATGCTGATACACTCGATGGTTATCACGCTCAGTACTTCTTAGATAAGATCGACTCAAATGTGGCGAGTCAACTCGATTCTTCAGAAGTTGTTGCAATCATCGATTCAACTTATATCGATAATCTAGTAAAAGATCTCTATCTCGATTCTGCTGAAGCGATCAATCTGATCGATAGCGACTATGTTCAAGCACGTCAAGACTACGCTTATGGGTCGTTGACTGGTGCACCGACTAATGTATCATCTTTCACTAACGATGCTGGTTATACAACTTATGATTCCGATAACACTATTGGATTAGTCGACTCAGCATATGTAAGGCAACGTGTAAAGACCGATCAAGACTTACTATCGACCTCAGATGTAACATTTAGTACTGTTACCGCAGATGATTTTGTTGGTGACTTAAATGGTGCTGTAAGGTTCATAGCTCGAGCCGATGTTGACATGTTAAAAGGACAACTTGTCTATGTGACAGGTGTTCAGGGTAACACGTCAACTATTGATTTAGCAAGAGCAAATAGCTCTTCCACGATGCCTGCAATGGGTTTTGTATCCGCAGACGTAACAGCCAGTAATAACGTAGAAGTTGTCACATTTGGTAATCTACAAAATATAAATGTTGCTAACTTTGGTGAAACTGGTATTACGTTTGGACCGAATGATACTGTTTATGTGAGTGCTTCTGAAGCTGGTCATGTTACAAATGTAAAACCATCTGGTGAAAGTAATCTTATTCAAAATATTGGTAGGATCCAGAGACATACGCCAACATCTAACATGGCTATTAAAGTTGGTGGTGCAGGTCGTACAAATGCTACACCCAACCTTGATAACGATCAGTTCTTCTTAGGTAATGATTCGAACTATGCGGTCGCTACAGACTTTACTACCGCAGTAAGAGGAAAACTAACTGGTGGTACAGGTATCGAGTATGATACATCAACTGGAACGATTAACGTTGATTCAAATTCGACTATCACTATCAATCGAGTAGTTGCAGATTCAGGTGAGATTGCACTCTTAAACTTTGATGAGAATGTTTATACAGACGTAGATGTACCAAATAATCTTCCTGCTTTCCAAGAAGGAAACCTATTCTACTTCCAAGGTCCTGACGCCCTTACATACTCAAATGCTTCGATCAATGTTAAGATTGGTCAAGATGAAGTAGTTAGAGTATACAATAACACTGGTACAACTATCGCCAAAGGAAAGGCAGTTTACGTAACTGGCGCCTCTAACGATTTCCCAACCATCGCTCTTGCAAAAGCAGATGACTTTAGCACAGTGTACACGACCATTGGTCTTACTTCCCATTCTATCGCAGACGGAGCTTTTGGCTTTGTTACTATGCGAGGTCTTTATGGTGGATTGAACACCGCAGCATTTAATCCAGGTGATATTGTTCACGTATCTTTTGATTCTGCAGGTGAATTAACTAATACTCAACCACAATTTCCTAACTATCCGTTTGAAGTTGGTACAGTCTTAGTTGCAGACTCAGCATCAGGAGGCAACGTTGGTGGTTGTATTCAAGTTAATCCAAAGGCCGAGGTCTTCGAAGGCATTCGTGTAGATGGAAACAGTAGATTTGATGCTGACTTGACAGTTGCTGGTAACCTAAATATTTTAGGTACAGAAACAGTTACTAAAGTACAAAACCTACAAGTTACTGACAACTTCATTTATATCGGTGCTGGTGACACAGTCACTACACTCTTTGATGGTACTGGAACAAATGATGGTCTTATCAAAGACTACTATGAAGGTGATTCATCTAAATACTATTTTGTAGTTATTCATGACGCTGACTCTGCAAATGGTGGTGATCTTATTAGGTTACATAGTGGAGATTCTGCAGGAGCATTTGATAACGGTACCTCGACTCGCATCAACTTTGATTCTGATGGTGGTGAAGCTACACTCGATCTATCTGAAGATCGTACGTTATTACCAATTAGAAACAACATTAAGATTACATTCGAGACTGCTGGTGGCCACGATTCTGGTGATTATTGGTATGGCCTTGCAGCCCCTATTAATCAGGATCTTGGTATTGTTGGTAACTATAACTTACCTGATGCACCTTACTCTCATGCTGGTTTCTTCCGTGATGCATCTGATCAAAAGTTTAAGATATTCAATAAGTATGATCCTGAAGTAGAAGGCAATATCAATACCTCAGACCCATCATTTACACTTGGCACGATGGTTGCTAACACATTTGAAGGTGATCTAACTGGCGATGTAACAGGTGATCTAACTGGCGATGTAACAGGTACAGTATCTAATATTTCAAATCATAGTACAACTGATCTCAGTGAAGGTACAAACCTATACTATACAGATGCCCGAGTAGAAGCAATCATTGATAGTGCTTATATTCAAGCAAGATCAGATTCAGCGTATGTAACAAATATCATCGATAATGCATCAAGTGTTTTTGTTAATAACGTTGACTCTGCTTATGTACAAGCCAGACAAGATTTTGCGTATAGCTCACTGACCGGAACTCCGGATACTATTGACAGTCAAAATGTAATTAATTTGATTGATAGTGCTTATGTCGCAGCGCGATCTAGTGGAGGAGGTACTGACTCTGCAACTGTCAGTGCGATTATTGCAAATGATGTAGACAGCGACTATATCTTCGCAAAAACGAAAATTAAGTCATCATCAAAATATTATATTCAATCTGCCGAACCTGCAATTTTAAATGTAGGTGAATACTGGTATAAATCTGACAGTGATATTCTTTATAAGTCTGTACCAGCTACTGCTCTTACAACTACAATACCTGCGGGTAGTGTGAATGGTTCTCCCTATGCTGGTAAATTAATTAACTGGGTAGCTAACAATCCATCATCAGTAACAAGAACAGATATCAGTGGTACTGACGCTTTAGGTGGTACATTTACCGCAGGCACAAGCGCTGATGCTTGGTTCTTCTTCACTCCTAATCTCTCACCTCCAAATTTGAATGGTGGTATGTATTTTGACTTTAGTAGTGATGTTGATATTCGTGGTATTGTTATTGAACAGAGTGATCACAACGCTGGTAGACTTGCTGAGATCAAATACAGAAATGGTGATTATGCTGATAATAATAACGGTAACACTCTTACATGGTATAATTCTGGAGGTTCTGCTCTTGGTAAATCAGTAACGCCGAATGGAAATACATTTAGAGATATATCACACCCTACAGGTGAGTTAGCATATAGAATTGGTTTTGAACAAATTGGCGATTATTATAGTGGAAATGATGTTTTCTTATTCTTTGCCGGTGGAAGAGAATGGGAAGAAATCGATAGATCAAGAACTGATGCAGAGGTTACTGCTCTTAGTGGCGGACTTGATTCTGGTCAAGTGACCGGATTAATTGACTCTGCTTATATCAGTGCACGTACCGAAGCTGGTACAGATTCAGCCACTACTATCACACTGATTACAGACACTGTCGACTCAGCATATGTGTCAGCAAGAGCTGCAGCAGCTGGAACCGATTCAAGTACTGTAGTATCGATTATCGATAGTCATGTAAATGTAAGTTTCATCAACGCTCTCGGTGCTGTAGATGCTGAGACGCTAAATGGTGAGTCAGCTGGTCATTATCTCGACTGGAATAATATAACCAGTAAGCCGACTATTCCTGTACAGAATAAGACAAACATTGATGCATTGAATATCGATGCTGATACTCTTGACGGTCAACACGGTGCTTATTACCTAAACTATAGTAACTTAACCGGCACTCCAAACGTCCTTGATTCGAATGAAGTAAAAGGGATATTTGGTGAAGATGGAGATAATCAACTTGAGACTAATCGAATTGTTGGTCTTGAATATCTTGAGTTTCTACATGATTCTGATGTAACAACTTTCTTAGTTGAAGTTGGCACAAAAACAGTAGCACACAGATATGAAGGCACTGGATCTACAAACGGCTACGTGATTCGCAATCAACAAGCTCCTATGCTTCAGCTTGTACCAGGAAATAAGTATCGCTTTGATCAATCAAATGGTACAAACGCTGGTCATCCAATCGCATTCTACTATGATGCTGCGAAGACGACACAATATACTGCAGGTGTAACGACTAATGGCGTAGCTGGTCAGGCTGGTTCATATACTCAGATCGAAGTAACTGACACCACTCCACAGGTTCTGCATTATCAGTGTACAGCACACGGATATATGGGTAATTCTGTATTCGTTATGAGTCGTAACCTAACTGGTTTTGATACTGACGATTTGAGTGAAGGTTCAACTAACCTTTATTATACAAATGGTCGAGTCACAGCACACGTTGATTCAGCTTATGTTGCACAAAGACAAGACTACTCATGGTCTAATATAACTGGTGTACCAAAACTGATCGATTCTGCGTTGGTAACACAACTAATCGACTCTGCATATATTGCTCAAAGAGAATCAGGCACAGGTAGTGGTGTTGGTGGATTAGATTCTGACGCTATCTTTGCAATCATCGATTCAGATTATATCCAAGCAAGAGAAGCTGTCAGTGCTGGTGGTGCTAACGTAGCGTTTAAGACAATATCAGTGAGTGGTAATGATGATATCGTTGCTGGTACAGCAACAGATACACTGACATTTGAAGCTGGTACTAATATCACACTTTCGACAGATGCAAATACAAAAACTGTCACTATTAACTCATCCGGAGGCGGCGGTGGTGGCGCAGTTGCAGATGGTCTAACGATCAGTAAGTTTGTCTATACTGCAGACTCAGGTCAAATCACATTTACTGATTCTGATGATAATAATGTTCCACTCGCCTATAATGCAGGTGGTGTAGATATTAATGTATACCTAAATGGTGTATTACTTGTTGACTCGGCCGACTTCACAAAAACAGACAGCTCAACTATTACTCTGACTGATTCTGCTGCTCTCGGTGATAATATTACTATCATTAAGTATACACCACCTGAAGCAGCGGCCGAAGGCGTTGATTCTGCTGCTACGATTACTCTGATACAACAAGAAGTTGATTCAGATTACATCCAATCACGGCAGGGTGTCTTAGCTCGTGGTACTCTTGAAGTCAATAAGTATTTCTTCGAGGCTGATCAAGGTGATACAGTATTTAGCGGAGCAGATAAGTTTGGTAAGACATTCTTAGTCGATCCTGACAATACTGAAGTTTACATTAACGGTATCTTACAAGAGTTAACTACAGACTATACGATCGTTGATTCGAACGTTACGTTTACTGAAGCACTCGATAGTGGATATTCTGTATCTGTAATCGAGACAGTTGGTAGAGTAATTAAGAAGACTACACTCGCTCAAACTACTTTCCAATTCACTGCGGACTCTGGACAAACTGTATTTTCTGGCACAGATAATGAAAGCTTGACGATGGATCTTTCATCTGGTGTCATAGAAGTGTACCTGAACGGTATCTTACTATCACCGCTGAATGACTTTACAAGAGAAGCTAACACTATCACACTAACTGATGCTGCTGACTCTTCTGACTTATTATCAGTCGTAAACACGAAGGGTTCTTTGGTATCGAGTCTAAATATTGGTGTAACAAAAATTACTGGTGCTACTGGTACTACGCTCAACAAAACTGGATTCACATACGTAGCTGGTAGTATTCAAGTATTTAAGAATGGCGATTTACTTGCAGAAACAACCGATTATACAGCAACCGATGGTACAAACATCAACTTAACTGTGGCAGCAATATCATCAGACGTCTTCTTAATTCAACAGTTTAGCGGAGCTAAAGATCTTAAGACAGTACAGTATCAGTTCTTAGCTGATTCAGGTCAAACAACATTTACAGGAGAAGATCGTAGAGGTGACACTCTCACTTACGCTTCTAATGCTGTGACTGTCGTTTATGTAAACGGTATTGCCCTACAAGACAGCGATGACTATACAGCTACGAATGGATATGAAGTAACACTGACAACGGCTGCAGCACTAAACGACGATATTAAGATAACTTATGAATACACTGCTGATAGCGGTCAAACAACGTTTAGCGGTGCAGACGATTATAGCCAAACTCTCGATTATAGCGTAGGTAGATTAAACGTTTATTTAAATGGTATCTTCCTACAGAGTGCTGATTATACTGCAACAAACGGAACTAGTATTGTACTGACAGAAGCCGCTGATTCGGGCGATATACTGCAGGCGATCAAGTATACTGGCAATAATATCGGTGTTGATTCTGCAACTGTACTGAGTCTAATTAATGAAGACTACATCATCAATAATGGTGGTGGAGGTACAGTCGATTCGGCTGGTGTAACCAATCTTATCGATAGCGCATATATTCAAGCTCGACAGTCTCAGGCATCCTCATGGACTACGATATCTACGAACATTGAACTAGATTCAAATTCAAAGAACATCATCGATACAACGACTAATCCTATTGATCTTACTCTCCCGCCTGGTCCAGGACTTGGTACAGAAGTAAGAATCATAGATGGTGGTGGTAATGCTGGATCTAATAACATTACTTTGAATAGAAACGGTGAAAATATCATGGGTGCTGATTCGAATCTAGTCATCGATATCGACGAAGCTGCGATTGGATTAGTATACTATAATCTTGTTTCAGTTTATGATTCAATCGGAGAATTGCCTGTTACAAGCTTAGTCGCTGGAACTGAAGCATATGTAAAAGGTACGAATCGTTATTATATCACAAATGGAACTGGTTGGTATAATATCACCATGACATTAAATAATTATTCTGCCGAAGATTTGGCTGGTGATGATGAATGGAATATGTGGGCGACAAAGACGGGTACAGTAGGCACAGATCCATGGAATACATTGAATACTCCAAATTATGGTTATGTTGCATTTGCTACTGATAGATATACTGGACCATTAGCTGGACCGTATGACCAAGATCATACTCTTTGGTTGGTAGGAGCTATTAATAACGCCAACAGTGCTGGATCGTGGAGATCAATAGAATTTGAACGTGATAGCTCAGTAGTGGCAACCTTAGACTGGGGACAAACAGGCACTCCAAGTCCAGGTGTTGCAAACACAGAAGCTGGCTCTTCGGGTTCTTGGTCAGCAGTTTATAATTCTCGAAACACTGTTGTTGATATAGGCAATTTAGATGTGAGTCATACAGGTGCATGGGCATTTATATATGATAGAGTGCGTTTTTATAGCGGCACACCAGGAAATACACTGGTCTATACAGAAAGAGTCGATACGTCATGAAGCTAAGTTCAATTAGACTAACTAAAGCTAGTGTCTATGGTGGTAATGGGTTTGACTCTGCGGCGATTACTCAGATATCAAATTCTATTGGAATTAAATCATATGATTCTCATGGTGCACTTCCAAGCTCGGCAGATTCAGGGACACAAGCTTATATACTTGATAGTAATCTCTACTTTTTATATGATGGTGAAGACTGGTATTCTACAACTCTTACGCGGTCTGCTCCAACAGCATCGTCCTTAAGTGGTATTGACACTACGCCTTCAAGGAATACACTCTTATCAAAGCTTGAAAATAGTACCATAATACAGTTAATAGCCACTGATGCTGATTCGAACCCGTTACAGTATAGTCTTGAATCTGATGGAAACTTAAGAAACCTTGCGACGTTTACACAAGATTCTTCTATCTTCACATTTACTCCTCTAGACAGTAGCTTAGCAACTGTAGACTCAAGCTTAGTAACTTTCAAGGTGAGTGATGGTATCAGCTTTGCTACTTTATCAGAGACTATCAACTTTTCTCACTTTAATGATAGCAACGATTGGCGTAATTCATATCAGCTTGAATTTAATAAAGGGCCAGATCATGGAGCTAATGATGAATTAGGTGGTCAGTACGGTATCAATATAACTCCTGACGGCAAGTGTATTACTAGTTTTTATGTGAGAAGATTTAATAATATGTTCATAGCTCCTGGAGCATTACTTACATGGACAAAAAACGATAGTACAGGAAGTTATGATTTAATACAAAATATGTGGACGAACACCAATACAGTTTGGGGCACCGGAAGTTATAATAGAATAAGTGATGATGGCTTACACCTTGTATTAAATGAAGGCAACTTTACAGCCAATCTCACAGAACAAGGAAGATTTATTTATCTTAATAGAGACTCTGTAGGTGGTGAGTTTATAGAAAGAAACGAGGTACGAGGTTTAGCAGCTAATGCTAATATACCAGGAAGGATACATATTAACTCAGGATCGTATGACTATATGTTAGCAGCCGCAACTGATGAAGATTCTGGTGATATATCTGTCTATACGAGATCATCAAATACATGGACTAAACAACGTGAAATCTTCACACCGAGCAATGTAAGTGTAACACATGCTTTGAGCAAAGACGGCAAAAAAGTATTATGGTATGGAGATAGTGTTGGATACTTTGAAAGTGATTGGTCAGAACCAGCAGGTTGGTCTGCAATTAAAACATACCAATATGAAGTTTGGGAGAGAACCGGAGAAAAATGGTCTCAACACTCAATAGTTCCTATACCAGAAGAGATTAGATTAAGATCCGCAGTCGACAATACTATCACAGGATATGCCGGTGCTATAGCCATTGATTCTGCTTTCGAAACACTTGTTGTTGGTGCACCCAGATATACAAAAAGTAGGGAAAAAGCAGCGGCAGGATTATCAGATCCTGATAGTAACCAAGGTGCAGTGTTTGTATTTAAGTATGACGGTGCAGATTCTTGGGAATTAACTCAAAGGATCGATGGTCAAGGTAATATACCCGGTGACCCAACCATTCGTTTCGGTAATACACTTACACTTTCGCGTGATGGCAATGTCTTATTTGTCGAAGATGTAGTCGATTCAGACCATTACTTTGGTACTGGATATCATCGTGAAGTTGTAATGGTTTATAATAGAGTTGGAGATGGATTCGAAAAGATTAGTGAATTATCGAGAAATCCATCAGGCATCGATGCAGGCACAACTATTGGTTTTGGTGATAATATCGAAACAACAGCCGATGGCAAATCTGTGGTGATTGGTGCTAGATACGTAGATTCTGATACTACATATGGTGGTTCTGGTACACAAGTAAATCGTGGAGATATTCATTTATTCAGGACTCATCCTTTCGATAAAGCTAATATCAATCTATATGCAGTAAATAATGCTAATGTCTCGTATAACTTTACTGGAAAAATGAGATCGGCTAATAGTGTAGACTATGAAACTGTATCTGATTTAACCGATAACGCAACTATACGTGTTAATACTGGTGATCTCGTAAGGATTCGTGTAAATGCTGGAGGTCACCCATTCTGGATTAGAACTACACAATCAACAGGAACTGGAAGTACTATTGATGATATCGAAAATAATGGTACTGAAGATGGTGTAATCACTTGGAATCCAAAATTTAGTGGTACATATTATTATAATTGCCAGTTTCACAGTTCCATGCGAGGTTCGATTATTGTCACTGATCATGAAAAATATACAGGAGTTATATAATGCCTTTATTGAGTAAGCTAAGAAGAATACAAGAAGGTGGATATGGCGGTACTGGATTTGATTCAAGTGAAGTAATCAATATAGGACAGACAAAGGCTTTCGATTACTATGATACTTTAGATAGCATGCCATTTACGGGGGAAACTGGTAGAAAGGCGTATGTAAATAGTACAGGAAGACTTTACGTACGAGAAGGACAAGGATGGTATAACGTAGCTACGGCTAACTTGTCTCCTGCAATTGATTCTATCGAAGGATATGATTCTGCACCAGACGTAGACAAATATTCGTTGACTGCTGACAGCTTTAATATGACTGTCATCGCTTCTGACTCAGATGATAATCCAAAGATATTCACTTATAGTCATACTCTCATACCGAGTAGCGCATCGACTGATGTACGCATAAATCATGATTCTGGTGGGTCAAATGTCTTTAATCTACAAATGGATTCAGATGCTGATGTAAATTCATTTCAAATTGCATTTACAGTAAACGATGGTGTAAATATTAGTACCATTACAAAAGACTTTAATGTCGTGTATGCTCCTCCTCCACCAGTTGCCGATACTGTTTATACTTTTAGTACATACCATATTTGGACACAACCTCAAATGGGAGATACTAGACCTCAAATTGAATTTGCTCAAGATGAATCGTGGTCAACAATAGAAGCATTACATCAAGCACTCGATAGCGCTATTTCTGCCAGTTCAGCGTATCTCTTCACTTCTCAAAATTACCCGCACCCTATCTATTTGACATTATGGGATAGCGGATCAGGAGGGAGTGGCACAGATTGTGTATATGTCGCAAAAATGGTAGAAAATTCACTTTCATTTGGGACATTTATCTATAATAATTCGAATGGTATTACGGGTGCAAGTGTTAGCAGTATTCCAGTTGATGACGGCACTGGTACATTCTTCGCTGGTCAACACTATCATAACTATTCTGGTTCATCATCAAATCCTGAGAGGAACTGCAGGTGTAAATGGTGCTAGTGATCAGGCATCTTCACCTGATTTTCAAATAGTTAGATTATATGCAGAAACTGCAAATACTAGTAATTTACTCTGGGAAGCGAAAGTCCTAGTATAATAAATAGGGATAAAGGAAAAGGTAATGGGTAGAGCAAGAGACATATCGATCATATTGTCAAAGACAGGCAAAAGGAATACGAACAAGCTACCTTTGCTGCATAGATCATTAGACTCTGCGGCTGCAACAACTCTTATAGATGCATCATATGTACAAAGCCATATTGATTCGGATCATGTACAATCTCGAACTGGAGAGGGCGGTTCTCTTACTGTCTATGATTCTATTGGAAGTCTTCCTTTATCTACTGCGGATACAGGAAGTATGGCATTTGTAAACTCAAATAATCGTATGTATGTTTATAATGGTAATGGATGGTATTCGGCTACGATTGTTAACAATACACCAACATGGACAGATAGTGGTGAACCTGCTGCATCTTATTCAATTGATGATAGTGCAACACCTTTAGTCGTCACTATAGAAGCTGCTGACTCAGAAGGTATACCAATTAGATATCTGGGTACTGCTGCAGATTCTGCTGGTCCACTTATGCAAAGCATAATAGTAGATTCAGATGCTGGAACTGTTACCTTTACACCAAACTCTGCACAAACAGTATGGAATAATGTTGCAGCTGGATTGCATAATGATTCTGCTGGTGGAGTATTTACATATACATTTAAAGCAACTGATGGTATTAACATTCTATCAAAAGATGCAACAATTAACTACATTGGATTAGCGGGTGGAGTGGTCAAACCTGAAACACAAGGCACCGCATGGCAGAATGCCACAGTTACAATGACAGATGCGTACGGCGACGGTGGCACCTTCTCTACGAATTATGATGCTAGTGCTTATCAGTGGAATATGACTACACACTCAAAACTATTTGATGGTATGCTAGTCCAACCTAAAACAATGGCATTGCCAGATGGTGAATTCTTAGCAATATATTGGTTTAAGGGACTTAGCGGAAATTCAAATCATAGAGGCACCGGCGGCTTTAGAGTGTATGACGGAAGTGATACCTTATTGGAATATGTAGCACTGAACAGTCGTAATGGAGATAATGCTAGTGGTGTGACTACTTCTGGTTCGAATCCTGGAACAAAAACTACAAATGGTGGTAGTGCGTTTGGTGGATTAAACAATTTTTATGTTGCGTATCGTTATAGCCCGACAGCAGGATCAAAGATATGGGTCAAATCTAACGGAACAAGTCCTGGTACCGGAGCAAACACTTGGATTCATGTAACAAGTAACACAAGTGCCTCTGCTCCAACATATCTCGGCGGTAGTATTAATAATAGACAATCATCTTCTGGTACTGTCTCTATTCAAATGATAGATCCAACCGATGAATTTAACACGTTAACTTTCTAGAGAGTAACTAGTTCAATTCAAAAAACATATAAATAGTCTCAGATAATTTTAACATCGGAGACTAACATCGGAGACTATATATGGCACCTCCAGCTAGTAGGCAAGATCTGATCGATTATTGTAAGAGGAAACTCGGTGATCCAGTTCTCGAGATCAATGTCGATGAAGACCAAATAGAAGATCGTATCGATGAAGCTCTGCAATACTGGCAAGAGTATCACTTCGATGCGACTGTACGTACATTCTACAAACATCAGATTACACAAGCAGACATCACTAACGAGTATATACCGATACCTACAAATATCTTATTCGTAAATAAGATGTTTCCAATATCTTCTGCTTTTGGTACTTCTACAAACTTCTTTGATATCAAATATCAAATGATGCTAAATGATATTGCCGATTTACAGAACTTCGCTGGTGATTTGGCTTATTATGAACAGATGCAGCAATATCTTTCTCTTCTCGATATGAAGCTCAATGGTTTACCACAAATACAGTGGTCGAGACATGAAGATAGATTATACATACACGGTGATTTCCAAGATGGTGATTTACAGATAAACGAATATATCATACTTGACGTTTATCAAACTGTAGACACAACGAATACCTCAATATGGAATGATTGGTGGCTAAAAGAGTATTCGACACAGTTGATCAAACAACAATGGGGTACAAACCTACTTAAGTTTGAAGGTGTTCAACTTCCAGGTGGTGTAACATTTAACGGTAGACAAATGTTTGATGATGCTACAGCAGAGATAGAGCGGCTGAAAGAAAGGATCCACGAAGATTTCTCATTCCCTCCACCTCTCATGGTAGGATAACATGGCGAGAAACTTCTACTTTACACCTAAAGTCAGATCTGAGATGGAGCTGTATGAAAACCTCGTTATTGAGGCTATGCAGATCTATGGTCAAGATGTGTACTACATACCACGAGATCTCGTCAATTACGATAATGTATTTGGTGCTGATCCTGAGTCGAGCTTCAACTCGTCTTATAAGGTAGAGATGTATATTGAAAATGTAGAAGGTTTTGACGGAGAAGGTGATCTCTTTACACGGTTTGGTGTAGAGATCAGAGACGAAGCTACGTTTATAGTCTCACGACGTCGTTGGGCTGCACAGGTTGCACGATACGATAATGAGTTATTGACTGATAGACCAGTTGAAGGTGACGTGATATATTTACCTTTGACAAAGAAAATGTTCCAAATCATGCATGTAGAGCATGAGCAGCCATTCTATCAAATAGAAGATATACCTACATTCAAACTACGTTGTCAGTTGTTCGAATATACAGGAGAAGATTTCGATACTGGTGTCACTGAGATCGATGATGTAGAACGTATCGACACATATCAATATGAACTGTGTCTGAAAGCACCAAAGCGTGCAAGAGGCAAAGTGCTCTTAACAACCGGGAAAAACTATGTTAAGCCTGGTTATGTAAATAATGGGTATATCTGATGAGAAAAGTTTACGGTTTACAAATTTTAGATAGCGGAACGTATTATACTTCGCAGCCTCAAGTCTTTATTGACCCACCAGAATTCGATAGTGGTCGTTATGGTGGTGAGATAGACTCGAGCGTTTTTAAGTTTGGCTGTGGTTCTCTAAAGCATGACTCAAACGACCTCACTACACTAAAAGAAATAACTGATAGCGCAGCAGGTACAAACCAATTTGCTATGCAATCCTTTTGGTTTTATTTAGATTCACTCGAGCCTTGTACTCTTGCTTGGCATGAAAACTTTAGGATATACGTAAACAACAATAACAACCTAGCGATAACCTACAGTGTTGATTCATCAAACAAAGATGCATTTCAGACAGAAAATGTACAGGTACGTACGACACAAAGTTTATTTGTACAAGCTAATCAGTGGCATTTTGCAAAAATAGAAACAAATCAAACTGCATTAAATTCTGCAAGCTTGCGTATTGGTTTAGACGGTGCATATGCTGGTACTTATGTATCAAATCCAAACTTTTATTTCTTTGATTCTGGTGATATCATTAGACTTGGCTATGATTCAGGCTATACAGCACCAGAACATAAAGAAAATGTACTAGGTCAATATGTAATCGATTCTGATATCAACAAATCATTTACTGGTAATATAGATGATTTTCAATTTGTTATTGCAAAGAATAAACTCACTTACGACAATACTTGGTCTAATTGGGTACCCGACTCAACTGGAAACACATACGAAGATTCTACACCACTCGTTGAAGAACATTGGGATTATAAGACTGCAAAAGGTAAAGCACTCATTGATTCTGCCAAAGGAGAAGTAAGTGCACTCATACTCCTCGATTCTGGATGTGGGTATGGAGATAGCCAAGAGGTTGGCATCACGTTTGGTGCTGCTAGTACTATTGATAGTGATTATCGAATCGGCGATGACATTTATCAAACACTGTCAAATGGCACAAAAATGCGTGGCGAGGTAACACACTACGTGCTTGATTCTGATGGTGATTCATGTCGTAAGCTAAGACTAACACATGTAGGTGCAGATGATGGCGAGTTTAGTAATTTTATAATTGGCGAAAGTAATGGTAGTCGAATAATAAATACATCGAGAGGCGCTGGTAATACAGGCTTACAAGTAACAAGTATAAAAGAATTAAATAATATATCGAAGAACGAGCAAAACGACCAGTTTAGCGATGAGTCAGATGATTTCTTAGACTTCTCAGAAACTAATCCGTTTGGCGACCCTGAGGATCAATAATGTTTGGTGATTATTTCTACCACGAAAAAACAAGAAAAGCTGTCGCTCTCTTCGGTCGACTCTTTAATAACTTGTATATCATCAGGCATAATAGTTCTGGTGCTACTATTAATCAGTTAAAGGTACCGCTGTCATATTCGCCCAAAGAAAAGTATTTAGAGCGTATTCGTGAGAATGCAGATTTGCAAGATGGCGGAGAGAAGCTAGCGGTCAAACTACCTCGCATGTCTTTCGAGATAGGCGGTATAACATATGATACGACTCGTCAATTAACTAAGCTTAGCTCATTGAGTCAACCAACTAATAATGCACTGAAGCGTACAAAGATGTATTCTCCAGTACCATATACTATTAGTTTTCAATTGAATATATACGCTAAGTCACATGACGATTGTTTACAAGTAGTCGAACAAATATTACCTACGTTTAATCCTCAATATACGATGACGATTAAACCATTTCCAGATTTGTTTGAAGACTTCGTAGAAGATATACCTCTTATCATTACTGGGGTAGATTTTCAAGATGATTATGATGGTCAACTTGCGCAGCGCCGTACGATAGTTTATACACTTTCATTTGATATGAAGTTATCATATTATGGACCTGTGAATAGAGAATCTGCAATTATTACAGAGGTAAATACAGAATTCTTCTTTATGGATGCAGGTTTAGAAGATTCAGACATATCTGTTCAAACGCTCAAGACAAGAGCAGATTCAGATGGTAACGGAGGAGGAGTAAGCTTCGATAGTGCAGGAGCTTACGGCTATATTACACAAATTATACCTTCAGTTGATAGTAGTTAACGTTTAGGAGAAAAACATGACGATCACATTAAGAAGCACGAAAGGAGTGGAGCTCACACATGGTGAACTAGACGGAAACTTCACCGATCTAGATGGTCGAGTTACTACTCTTGAATCAGTAAACACGTTAGACTCTGCGGCTACGATAGCTGTGGTAGATTCTGACTATGTACAAGCACGCGCCTTGCAGATGAGCAAGTATTTCTTTGAAGCGGATTCAGGAGATACTGTATTCACAGGAGCTGACGATTATGGTAATAGCTTGTTGTTCGATTCAGCAACAATCATGGTCTATTTAAATGGTTATTTGCTGGATGAAAACTTAGATTTTACCATGACAGGCAAAAATACAATAACGACAACAGCTGGTATGGATAGTGGCCATGCTTTAATCATTACGACATGGAGATAAGATATGCCATATAGTTTTTTTGATAATTATACTCAAAAGCCAGTTACAGTTTCATTAGGTTTTTGGTCTGCTCAAATCCTTGCTAATAGTTCAGCAAATGCGAAGGCGGCTACAAATACTGGTAATTTTCAAAATATTACCACTTTTACTAATACACAGCTTTTACAGTTGTTACAGCAGGCATATCCTGGACTTTCAAGACAAATTACATTTAATCCTACTGGATTAGGTATAGGTACAGTCTTTAACGATCCAAATACTGGGTCTGGTTTCTTTGGATATCCCGCTACTAAAGTCATTGATCCACAGAGTCATGATGTCGGTGACGATGGTGAAGTAAGACACGTCTTCACTGCTCGTGGTACACATGACAGAAGTAATGCTGATTCAGACGCATACTTTGGCGGTGTATCCTATCTTGATTGGGGATTCTATCCAACACCAGGAACAATGGGTGTAGGCGGCGAAGCAGTTGTATCTCAACCAATTAAGAGTAATGATCGTATCTATTTCGAAGTACATGTTGATAGTGTACCAACATTGATGGATGCCAACTTAAGTACTCCTCCTGCTGTTGCAACTGTAGGTAGACATGGTAGAGATGGAAACCATGGACATGCATCTGGTGGACTACAGTTGACTATTGCACCAGAAAACTGGCTAAGTGCTGGTCAAGATACTGCAGCAATCGGTCGAGCATTTAGTATTGATCTTGTTTCGAAGCTGCTGATGATATCAGGAGACGATAGAACTGGTAATAACGAGGATCTTGTTACTTTTGATGGTTCTAATCAAGGCACATTATATCGCACAAACGTTTCAGTTGAAAATAAAGGCGATACAGGCAACATGATTCAATCAGGTGATGTAATCATGATTGCTATTGACGGTGTCTCAGATTCTGTAGGTGAGAATCGACTATTCTGGGGTGTCAATGGTTTATGGGCAAAAGCAGACTCAGCCGATACAAATAACTTTGGTAAGAAGGCAAGTCACTCATCATTCGATCCTGCTGATGACTCGGCTGGTGTAGGTGGTGCATATCGTCCAGGTGTAGTACTTGAAGGTACAGAAGATCCATACTATATGTACTTATCACCTCTATGGGCTGATTCCTCAGTATCATATGACGGTACAGATGACTGGTCAAACAATTATGCAGTTCAAGCCAGTCGAGCAGGTGCATATCCAAAGATGAAGTTCGGTCTTACTGTTAAGACTGGCACTGATGTCACATACTCACCGCCAACAAGTGGTCGAGGAACATTTAAGGCACATTAAAATGAGCGATGATAAAGTAAAAAATGATTATGATTATTCACGTGATACATATTATGAACTCATAGAAAAAGGCAAAGATGCCTTAGAAAACATGATAGAGGTTGCTCGCGAAAGCGAGCATCCTCGTGCATACGAAGTACTATCTGGTATGATTAAGAACGTTTCTGACGTTAATGATAGATTGATGGACTTGAATAAAAAGCAAAAGCAGTTAGATGAAGAACAACCTCAAAGACAAATTGAAAATCAAACAAATAATGTGTTTTTAAGTTCTACAGCTGACTTGCAAAAAATGCTACGAGAGGATGATATAATTGATGTTGAGCCAACAACAGAGTTATCTAGGGAATCCTAATGTCAAAAGAGATGGTGTTCAGCAACAATGGACTCAGGAACTCCTTGCGGAATACAAGAAATGCATGCATGATCCTGTATACTTCGCCGAGAAGTACATTAAAGTTATATCTCTTGACAAAGGCTTGGTAAATTTTGAGTTATATCCTTATCAAAAAAGGATGTTTACACATTTTCAGGAAAATCGTTTCAATGTCGTTCTCGCATGTCGTCAATCAGGTAAGTCAATATCAGCCTGCGCATACCTATTATGGTTCGCTCTCTTTAACCCGGAAAAAACAATTGCGGTTCTTGCGAATAAAGGGGCGACAGCTCGCGAAATGCTATCTCGCATCACGCTCATGCTTGAAAACATACCGTTCTTTTTACAACCGGGTAATAAAGCCCTCAATAAAGGCTCTTTGGAATTCAGTAATAATTCCCGTATTATCGCTTCTGCTACTTCCGGTAGTTCTATTCGTGGTATGTCAGTTAATCTTCTTTACCTCGATGAGTTTGCTTTTGTTGAACGGGCTGCAGAGTTTTATACCTCAACATATCCAGTTGTATCAGCAGGTAAAGACACTAAGGTCATCATTACATCGACAGCTAATGGAATCGGTAACCAATTTCACAAGATTTGGGAAGGCGCTGTACAAGGAGTAAACGAATTCAAGAGCTTTCGTGTCGATTGGAATGACGTACCTGGTCGTGATGAGGCTTGGAAAGCCCAAACAATCTCAAATACAAGTCAATTACAGTTCGATCAAGAATTTGGCAATACATTTTTCGGCACCGGTGACACACTCATTAATGCAGAGTGTTTGATGGGATTGAGAGCTAATCCACCATTAAGAGTGATGGAAGGTGGATTACTGAACATTTACAAAGAGCCAGAAAAGAGTCATCAATATGTGATGACAGTTGATGTTGCGAAGGGAAGAGGACAGGATTATTCTACTTTTAATTTGATCGATATTAGCGTACGCCCGTTCGAACAGGTTGCTGTATATCGCAATAACACTATCTCTCCTATACTCTTCCCCAACATTATCTATAAATATGCGAAAGTCTACAATAGTGCCTATGTCGTTATTGAGTCAAACGATCAAGGTTCTCTCGTTTGTAATGGTTTATGGCACGACCTTGAATATGAGAACATGCATGCAGAATCACTGACAAAGGCAAATGCACTCGGTATTGAGATCAATCGTAAGACTAAAAGGTTAGGCTGTTCGGCTTTTAAGGATATACTTGAAAATAATAAGATAAAGATAGTAGACGAGAATACAATACTCGAGATATCAACCTTTGAAGCAAAAGGTCAATCGTTCGAGGCTTCAGACGGAAATCATGATGACTTAGTAATGAACTTAGTCTTATTTGGCTATTTCACGACTGGTAGTTATTTTATGGACATGACTGATATTAATATGAAGAAGTTGTTATTTGAGAACAGGATTAAAGAATTAGAAGATGACATTGTTCCATTTGGATTTATAGATGATGGCTCAGAAGCAATCATGCAGATTGAGTCAGAAGATGACAAGCTGGCCAAAGGATGGGCAGTAGAATACGATCCAAATTTGTAATTGTATAAATAATAGCAAGTTGACTAATCGTATTATGGAACATATAATTTTTTAAAAAGGAAGATAAAATGGCACTCTCAACACCGTCTGCAAGTCCAGCGGTTGTCGTCAAAGAGATAGATCTGACTGGTGGCGTTCCTAACGTACAGTCAACTACTGGCGCAATTGTTGGCAACTTTAGATGGGGACCTATCGGAGAGCGAGTAGCTATTGCAAACGAAGCCGAACTAGTGAATACGTTTGCTACTCCCGACTCAGATAACACCATCGATTGGCATTCAGCTAATTACTTCTTACGTTACTCAAGCTCAGCTTTCGTAACAAGAGAAGCTACAGGCGCTGCCCTCAACGCGTATTCTCAGACACTGCAATCTGCAACTGATAGCGCACCACTCGATACTCTTCTTGTTAAGAACGAAGAAGACTTCGATGCTCAGTATGGATCACTCAATAATACTGGTTATACATTCACTGCTAAGTATGCTGGTGAATTAGGTAATAGCCTTGAAGTACAAATCTGCCCAGCAGATTCAGCTGGCTCAGTGATCTTTACAAATTGGGCTTATAAAAAAGAATTCGATGCAGCACCACAAACTTCAACGTATGCGAGCGATCGTAATGCGTCGAACGATGAATTACATTTAGTAGTAATTGATCGTAACGGTAAGCTGACAGGAACAAAAGGGGAAATCCTCGAAACATATCCATTTGCTTCTGTAGCACCAGATGCAAAATTGGCCGATGGTAGTACAAACTATATCATCGACATCATCAATGCTCGTTCAGATTATATCAACATGGTCAACCATGACTCTGATTATCTGAATGCACCAGGTGAACAAGCTGGTGATACTCTTGATTCAGGAGATGACTATATCCTACGTCAAGCTGAAAGAGCAGTTAAGATTCACCTCTTCGATAGTGGTGAAAATTCAGGTGCTCTCGGAACTACAGAGTTCCTTAATGGATATGATCTATATGAAGATCGTGATATCGTAGAAGTCGACTTCTTGATTTCACCATCTATGGGTACAACTTTGAATCAAACTACAGTCGTTAACGATTTGATTACTACTGCTCAGTCTCTACGTAAAGACTGTGTTGTTTGTGCATCACCAGCTCGTGACGATGTTGTTGGTTTAACAAACGCTTCAACAATTACTGATAATATTGTTTCAACAGCTGATACCTTCACTAACTCATCATACCTTGTCATGGATGGTAACTTCTTGAAAGTGTATGATAAGTTTAACGATCAATACATCACAATCCCAGCTGCTTCATCTACAGCAGGTATCATGGCTGCTACTGATATTAATCGTGCACCATGGTTCTCTCCAGCTGGCTCACGTCGTGGTCAATACTTAGGTATTACTGCATTGAGCTGGACACCAACTAAGGGTCAGAGAGATACACTGTATAAAGCAGGTGTAAATCCAATCGCAAACATTCCAGGTCAAGGCTCATTGCTCTTCGGTGATAAGACAAAACTTGGTCGTCCATCTGCATTCGATCGTATCAACGTACGTCGTCTGTTCTTGGTACTTGAGCGCGCTATTGGTAGAGCAGCTGAACAAGCACTCTTCGAATTCAACGACGAATTCACAAGAGCAGAGTTTGTTAACATCGTCGAACCTGTCCTACGGGAAGTAAAAGGTCGTCGTGGTATCACTGACTTCCGTGTAGTCTGTGATGAGACAAACAACACTCCTGCAGTCGTTGACCGCAATGAATTTATTGCTAATATCTTCATCAAACCAGCACGTTCGATTAACTACATTACTCTAAACTTTGTAGCTGTTCGTTCAGGTGTTGACTTTGAAGAAGTAGTTGGCACGGTTTAAGGAGGTAAGATATGGCTATTCTCGGCGTAGATGACTTTAAGTCAAAGCTAAGAGGTGGTGGCGCTCGTCCTAACCTCTTTAAAGCTACGATTAACTTTCCTGGCTATGCAAATGGAGATGCAGAACTCACATCATTCTTATGTGAAACTGCTCAACTTCCAGGCTCCACAGTAGGACAAATCGTTGTACCTTTCCGTGGTCGTCAGTTAAAGATTGCGGGTGATCGTACATTTGATGTGTGGACTGTCACAATCATTAATGATACTGACTTTGCAATTCGTAACGCGATGGAACGTTGGATGAACGGTATGAATGCACATAGTGCTAATACTGGTCTTACTTCACCAATTGCATACGAAGCTGACCTGAAGGTGGATCAACTCGATCGCTCAGGTGACATTCTTAAGTCTTACACCTTTAGAGGTGCATTCCCACAAGAAATGTCTCCAATCGATTTGGCTTATAGCTCAAATGATGAGATCGAAAGGTTCCAAGTAACCTTCGCATATCAGTACTACGACACTGATACAACAACATAATAAATACATAGTGAGAGCCGCAATCAAGCGGCTCTCCTATCATAATTGAGAAATGAAATGGCAGAAGAAACAGGCAAATCAGCTTTAACCTTATTTGGTTTTGAAATCAAAAAGGCAAAAAAGAAAGAAGATCAGAAGCTACCATCTATCGTTCCACCACGGGACGATGAAGGCGGAAGTTATGCCACTGCAGCCGGTACACATTATGGTCAGTATCTAAATCTCGATGGCGATGATTCGAAAGATAACTATCAACTTATAATGAAGTATCGTGGAAATGCGATGCATCCTGAAGTTGATGCGGCTATCGAAGATATCGTAAATGAATCGATCAGTGGATCAGAACTACAGCAAAACATCGATATCAATTTAGATGACGTTAAAGCACCAGACAGAATTAAAAAGACTATTAAAGAAGAGTTCGACAACGTATATGGCATGTTGAACTTTAAAGAAATCGGCTACGACATCTTTCGTCGTTGGTACGTTGATGGCCGTTTATATCATCATCTTGTAGTAAACGAAGAGAACCCAAAAGACGGTATTCAAGAGATTCGTCCAATTGACAGCGCTAAGATGCGTAAAGTAAAGAAGGTCAAATATAAGAAAGACGAAGTTACTGGAGCCAAACTCGTTGATAAGACAGAAGAGTTCTTTATCTATCAAGAGAAACCTGGACAGTCTAACTCTGGCATCAAGATGACAGTAGATTCTGTATCATACGTCACATCAGGTTTATTGAGTGAAGATCGTAAGAAGATCGTATCTCACTTACATAAAGGTTTGAAGCCAATTAATCAGTTGCGTATGATGGAAGATTCGTTAGTAATCTATCGTTTAGCACGTGCACCTGAAAGACGTATCTTTTACATTGACGTTGGTAATATGCCACGAGGTAAATCAGAAGAATACTTGAAGTCGATCATGACAAAGTATCGTAATAAACTCGTGTATGATGCCAAGACAGGTGAGATCAGAGACGATCGTAAACATATGTCAATGCTTGAAGATTTCTGGTTACCACGCCGTGAAGGCGGTAAAGGAACAGAGATTAGTACATTACCTGGAGGTGAGAATCTAGGACAGATAGACGATATCATCTATTTCCAAAAGAAAGTCTATCGTGCATTAAATGTACCGATCAATCGCTTAGAACAAGAAGCACAGTTTAGTTTAGGTCGTACGACAGAAGTTAATCGTGACGAGTTGAAGTTCCAAAAGTTTATTGATCGCCTAAGAAATCGATTTGCACACTTATTCTATGGCATCTTGAAAACACAGCTAATCATGAAAGGTATTATTACCGAAGAAGATTGGCAAGAATGGAAAAACGATATCACGATTGATTATGTGCGTGATAATCACTTTACAGAACTTCGCGATGCAGAGATGTTACGTGAAAGATTACAAACACTTGATCAAGTACAAAATTATGTTGGAGAATACTTCTCAAAAGAATGGGTTCAGAAGAACGTATTGATGTTAACTGATGAAGATATTACGCAAATAGACAAAGAGATTAGCGGTGAAGAAAATGAAAAAGAAGATGAAGAGCCAGAGCAAGAAGCTCCAGCCCAAAAATTTGAACTCAAACCTGTAGGAGATGAAAGATGAGTGAAGCGACAAAAGAATTGATCCAGATGGCATTGGATCAAGATTATAATAATGCCAATAAAGCCTTCGGTGAAATCATGACCATTAAGATGAATGATCTGCTGGATCAAGAGCAGATTCGCTTAGCAGATCAAATCTATAATGGTGTAGAAGAAACAGATATCGATGACATCTCTGACGAAGAAGTAGAAGCAATGCTTGACGCTGATGAGGGAGAAGATGCCACGGAAGAAGAAGACTTACAAGAGCCCGGTGCTGATGACGAAATCGATATGGACGATGAAGATGACACCGACGAGGATGAAGGACTCGAACGGGCAGACGATAATGAAGGAGACGAGGGTTCTGAAGAATCTTGATCTCAGTTAAAAAATTAAAAAGTATAAATAAAGTAAAATGAAACAATTTAGTCATATTCGCGAATTAACTGGTAGAAAACCTGAAGGACAATTAGTCCTAAATAAAAAATTAGGTAGAATCCAGATAATGGTTTATAAAGAACGTAACGCTTACGTTGCTTATATTGACGGAGATAGACTAGACAATTATAGATCGAAAGCAGAAGCAGAAAAAGCCGCTACTGAATTCGTGAAGGTACTGAAAAAATGAAACTGATTGCAGAATATACCGAACAAAATCTAGAAGTCCTCACAGAGGCTGATGAGAAGGGCAACAAGAAGTATGCCATCGAAGGTATTTTTATGCAAGCAGAACAAAAGAATCGTAACGGTCGAATATATCCAAAGCCTGTTATGGAAAAAGCTCTAAACAAATATAATACAGAGCAAGTAACCAAAGGTAGAGCTGTAGGTGAGTTAAATCACCCTGAAGGACCGACCGTTAATCTTGACAAAGTTTCTCACAAGATCGAAAAGCTCGAATGGAAGGGCAACGATGTTGTGGGTAAGGCGACTATTTTGGAAACTCCTATGGGTAAGATCGTACAAGGTCTACTCGATGGCGGTGTCAACTTAGGCGTCTCGACTCGTGGTATGGGAAGTTTAGAAAGAAGTAATAACGCAATGATCGTTAAAGACGATTTTCTACTCAACGCAGTAGATATTGTTCAAGATCCATCTGCACCTAGCGCTTTTGTTAATGGAGTTATGGAAGGTGTTGAATGAAATTAAGAAAGCTCCACGCACCGACCTCTATGAGACACAGGTTCGTGAGTTTAAGAATTTCCTCTCGTTACTCAAAACTAAAATATAGGGAGTCAATCTATGACTGATGAAAATCAAATCGAAGATCAGGAAGTTGAACTCCATGACGAAGTAACAGACGAAGTTGTGGAAGAAGGAACTCATGATCCTAAAAATGCCGAAGCTCAGTCAGTTGCTGCAACAGATAAAGCAGGTGAAGCCACTAAGCGTGCACCGACACGTAAGGGTGACAACACTAAACAGGATCCAATGCCTAAGACTAAGGCTGGCATGATGTCAGCTGCAGTTGGTGCAATGCAAGGTATGTCGAAGGAAAAACTCGGCGGCGTACTGGCAACATTGACCGCAGGTACTGCACCTGAAGCTTTTGACGGTGACGCAATTGCTGAACAAGAAGAAATCCAAGTAGCTGTTGATTTCTCAGACGATCTGAATGCTCTGATCTCTGAAGAAGCAACACTGTCTGAAGGTTTCAAAGACAAAGCGGCAACAATCTTTGAAGCAGCTATTAAGTCAAAGCTGACTGAAGAGATTGATCGTCTCGAAGAAAAATACAACGAAGAACTGGCTGAAGAAGTTGCAACTACAAAGTCAGAACTCGTTGAAAAGGTCGATAACTACCTTAACTACGTAGTTGAGTCCTGGATGGAAGACAATAAGGTTGCTATCGAAACTGGTCTGCGTACAGAAATTGCTGAGAAGTTCATGAACTCTCTGAAAGAACTGTTCACAGAATCATACATCGAAGTTCCTGAGTCTAAAGTTGACCTAGTAGATGAGCTAGCTGCAGAAGTATCAGAACTTGAAGAAGCTCACAATATTGCAATCTCGAAGAACATGGCTATGGCTGAAGAGCTTGATGCTTATAAGCGGGATTCAATCATTCGTGAACATTCAACTGGTCTTGCAGAAACGCAAATCGAAAAACTAAAAACTTTGGTAGCAGATATGGATTTTGATTCAGAAGAAACTTTCTCTGAGAAGGTTGCAACTGTAAAAGAATCATACTTTACCAAAAAGGCATCTGAGTCCGCTGATATTGAAGAAGACACAAACGATGGTGATTCACCGGTGTTTGAGTCAACTGGATCTATGGCTCAGTATCTTTCGGCAATCGAAAAAACAACGAAATAATTTGGGAGTCCAAAATGAATAACGTAGTATCTTACGATAAACTGATTGAGAAATGGTCCCCAGTACTGAACTCTGAGTCAGCGGGAACAATTCAAGATCAACACAGGAAAGCTGTAACAGCAGCTGTTCTTGAAAACCAAGAACAAGCACTGATCGAAGAAGGTCAAATGCTTGCAGAATCACCAACAAACAACGTAGCAAACGTACAGAACTGGAACCCAGTACTGATCGCGCTTGTACGTCGTGCGATGCCAAACTTGATGGCATACGACATGTGTGGTGTTCAGCCAATGTCTGGTCCAACTGGCCTTATCTTCGCGATGAAGTCACGTTACAAGACAACAAAAGCTGGCGCAAATAACAACGATAACGGCGGTAAGGGTACAGAAGCTCTGTTCAATGAGCCACTATCAAACTTCTCTGGTGACTCAAGCACAGCGTCACATCCAGCTAACGTTGGAGTATCAGGTCTAGAAGGTTTGACTGACACTAACTCAGACTCAACCATCGACGATTCTCGTGGTGATCCAGCATCACTTATCGATCCATACACAACTGCAGAAGCTGAATCACTTGGTGAAACAGGTGGCGAAGCATTTGCTGAAATGGGTTTCACAATCGATAAGGCAACAGTGACTGCAAAGTCACGTGCACTGAAAGCAGAATACAGCTTGGAATTGGCACAAGACTTGAAAGCAATTCATGGTCTTGACGCTGAAACTGAGTTGGCAAATATTCTGTCAACAGAAATCATGGCTGAAATCAACCGTGAAGTTGTTCGTACAGTTAACTCACAAGCGAAGACTGGTGCATCAACAACTAACACAGCAATCAACGGTATCTTCGACCTGCAGACAGATGCAGACGGTCGTTGGTCAGTTGAAAAGTTCAAGGGTCTGATCGTACAGATCGAGCGTGAAGCTAACACAATCGCGAAAGAAACACGTCGCGGTAAGGGTAACTTCATGATCTGTTCTTCAGACGTTGCCTCAGCACTTGCTGCTTCAGGCATGTTGGACTATGCTCCAGCTATGAACACAGCATTGAACGTAGATGACACAGGCAACACATTTGCTGGTGTACTTAACGGTCGTATGCGTGTTTATATCGATCCATACGCAGTAGGCGATTATGTTAACATCGGTTATAAGGGTACAAACCCATACGATGCTGGCTTGTTCTATTGCCCATACGTACCACTCACAATGGTTCGTGCGGTTGGTGAGGACACATTCCAGCCGAAGATTGGCTTTAAGACTCGCTACGGCATGGTCTCAAATCCATTCGTTGGAACAAATCCTGCTGACGGTCTTGCAACAGCAAAGACTAACCAGTACTATCGTATCTTCCGCGTGGACAACATCCTCGGCGCATAAGCGATACTTAATAAAAAAAACGAGAGGCAGCTTCGGCTGCCTCTTTTTTTAACTTATTTTTGTTATAAATAGCAGTATGGCAAGTTTAACAGACAACTTTAATTATTTACAACCTACCAGTTTTAAGCTGACTATTGATAGACGTAATTATCCAAACTTGGAATTCTTCTGTCAGTCAGTGACACATCCTGGTATGTTGATGACTGCTGTTGAAATGCCATTTCGTAAGGTCACTGGTGTACCATTTCCAGGAGATAAACTTACGTTTAACGAATTAAGTTGTAATATTATTCTTGACGAAAACATGCAAGGCTACGATGAGATGTTTCAATGGATTCGTAGACTACTCGACACAGATATTGACTATAGAGTAAGTAGCACACAAAAGGCTGGTGCTACAATGCAAGAGCCACCAACATACGCTGACATTACTCTTTCTATTTTATCAAGTCATAATAACACAACAAAGAAAGTAAGATATATTGATGCAGTGCCTGTAGCACTCGGTGATATCAACTTTGAATCGACAGCATCAGGAACCGAATTCATAACCTACAATGCATCATTTAGGTTTAACTATTTTGAGTTAGTGTAATGGCATCAAGAAATAGACAAATCGCAACGCTTATCCAAGACTCATCAGGAGATCTGAAGATCGATGTGTTTGATAACATCATCGATCAGTCGATTGAACCAGAAACACTCAACTTTGCTGTAGATAATAGAGACTCAGGACATGGCATATGGAAGTGGTCTTGGAACCCAACCACGTTGCCATATCAAAGAGAAAAGATCACATTACAGACACAAACTGAAATACCAATTTATCGTAAAGGTACTTATCAGCTCGATAACTTTGCGGCTTTTAATATGAATGATAGCTCTTCACAGACACATAAGATATTTTTAAAATGGATTGAAGAACCAGGTGAAAACAACTTGGTTGATTGGGTAACATATGATAGTGTAAATAATATCACATTTGCTGGAGTTACAGATTCTGGCCAAAAAGTACAAAGGTTAAATTGGGTAGTTCCAGAAACATTTACTGCACCAACTCTGAATACATCGGCTGTTACTTATAATGTAGGACATCAAGGTGGGTCATATAAGTTTACCGGTACTCAAGTAGGATTAAATCCAGATATTGGACCACTTCGCAGAGGCAATACATATAACTTTGTCGTAGATGCATCAGGACATCCATTCTATCTGACTACGGACAATGGAGATAACTTCGCTGCTGGTAGTTATGTAGGTGAATATACGAGTGGCGTAACAAACTCGAGAACACAAAGCGGTACTCTTACATTCGTAGTTCCTGCAAATGCCCCTAATACTTTGTATTATCAGTGCGGTAATCATTCCTCAATGCGTGGTGCAATTAATATCAAAGACTTGGCAGTAGAGACAAATGGCAATGGAGAATATGTGCTTTACTTGCAGCACACTCAAGAAGGTCATTCAAACCCTGCTCCAGTCAGAGATGTGCCAACTATCCAAGGTCAAATGTGTTTGACATATGATGCATCCAAAGGGAAGTTTGTTCCACAAGATCTTCGTGAATATATGGAAAAGACAACTACGTTTGCCGACAAGATTAAAGAAGAGATCGAAAGAAATTCTATCGACGAAACTCGCATGAAAAACTTCATGAAAGAAAAGAATATCATCGACGAACAAGAGAGGTTTTTATCAACTCTTGATTCAAATAAGGTTGAAAGCATTTTTCAAAATACTCGAGGTTCTGTCATTGATTCAGATTATATTAATGCAAGGCTTGGTGTCACCTCACAGCAGGAACAGAAGGTTCAGACAGAAGCACATACTACACTCGAGCAAGATGGTGAATTGAGCGTAACCACAGGAACCGCTCGTTGGTATGCACCACGCGATATTGAAATCACAAAGATTAGACCGTTTGTTGGTACTGCTCCTGTAGGATCATCTTTGAATATCAAAGTAAATAAGAACGGTTCTTCGATACATACATTATCGGTATCTGCTGGACAAAACAATGCAGCAAATACAGTAACAACACCTATCGAAGTAAACGAAGGTGATTATTTAACAGTCGACGTGACGGCTGTAGGATCTACAACTGCTGGATCTGATCTTAAATTGATTATAAGATACAAATAGGAGATAACAATGGCATTTAGTGCTGAAAGAACAACATACCTTGCGAAT